TGATATAGTTCGTTATGGCAAAGAGCAAAACAAACAAATGGCTCTTACAGGTAATGCTGGAAATAGTGACAAAAAACTTACCAAACTAGAACTTAAAAACATCCAAAAAAAACGCAAGTCAGATATTGTTTGGATGAACGATCAATGGATATACAAAGAAATACAACCTTACATACATCAAGCCAACGCAAACGCTAGTTGGAATTTTGAGTGGGATTGGTCAGAGTCTTGTCAATTTACTGAATATAAAAAAAGTCAGTTTTATGATTGGCATTGCGACTCATACGAAGAACCTTACAATAATCCCGAAAATAGAAACACCCATGGCAAGTTAAGAAAACTTAGCATGACTGTATCACTTACCGATCCTAAAGAATACGAAGGTGGTGATTTAGAGTTTGATTTTAGAAACACAGATGAAGGTTCACAACCTAGAATATGTGAAGAAATTAGAAAGAAAGGTAGCGTGATTATCTTTCCATCTTTTGTTTGGCATAGAGTTAAACCAGTGACTAAAGGAATACGACACTCTTTAGTGTGTTGGAATTTAGGATACCCATTTAGAT